AGGTCGGGGTCGCGAGTTCGAGTCTCGTTTCCCGCTCCAGTTTAAAAGACATCGGCCTCAAGCGGATGTCTTGCTGAAAGGCCTGAAGAATTTGGCGCGTTAACAAAGCGGTTATGTAGCGGATTGCAAATCCGTCTAGTCCGGTTCGACTCCGGAACGCGCCTCCACTTTCTTCCCTAGCCCGGATGGTGGAATCGGTAGACACAAGGGATTTAAAATCCCTCGGCGTTCGCGCTGTGCGGGTTCAAGTCCCGCTCCGGGTACCATGGGAAAGATAAGAATAAAATCAAAGCAATAAGCAGTGTCGTGAAACCACCTTCGGGTGGTTTTTTTGTATTTGTATTTTGTTAAATGGCGGTAAAGTGGCGATGGTGTGGCGATATGCAGAAATAATGATAGTACACGTCTGTTTAAACTCTAAGGGTGAAGCAAAACTCTCCTGCAACTCATCTGCATTTCGCATATTGAACTAGGGCCTTGGTTAAACCAAAGTTTTTTCTGGGATCTTCCCACTCAACTTCATTTTTCCTCCTACCATCCACCAAAAGGTGTCTGCGCTACTCTATCTTTTTTAATCTGACAACATCCTGAGAAAAAGACAAATTCGTTAGATTTACTGTCTTTCTGCTGCCTCGAATGCTGATGTCTGCAGCACTGATAATAACTCTATCTCTTTGATATAGATCTTTTTTTGATGAATTGCACGGCATATTATCGTGATTGCACCTTCTTGTTAAAGGTGTTGTACTCCTCATCTCGATTTTATGATGTGGGCTATGATTGGTTAGTAATAGAGTGTATCGGTATGCGATGTGGTTTATTAATGGCAATCTGCCTTTGTTTGGTATCTTTTAGTGGGTATGCAGCAACAGGAAAGTCAGATGCTCAGATCAAGAAAGAAATAATTAAAGAATCCATTGAATCTTATCCAGGCAATTGTGCGTGTCCGTATAATCATGCAAGGAATGGTAGTAGATGTGGTGGACGCAGTGCATATAGCCGTACTGGAGGGTATGACGTGGTATGTTATGAAAGAGATGTTACCGATGAAATGATCCGGCAATGGAAGCAGGAGAATGCTGAGTAATCTCTTTTAACTGATTTGTTGTGCGAGCATTTTGTGCAGTTAACAGCTCACTAGCTAGTGAGAGTTCCAAAAAGAAACCCCGCAGTTTTTACGCTGCGGGGTTGTTATTCATGCCAATGAGATAGGGTGCCTTATCGGCCTTACCCTAGCAACCGATTGACGGGGAGTTGCCTCCCCGTCGCGGTTTCCTTACTGCTTACACTGTAAGAACGCCGCAAACTCCGCTCCCCAGAAGCTCATCCGTATTTCACACAGCGAACCGTGCAGCATCCAGATGATGAGGATTACCGTCACGCAGAACGTGATGGCCGTAAGCGATTTTTGCGACATAGCGCTTGCTCCTTTGTTGGAGAGGCGCTAACCTATCACTTGCTAGGTTGACGGGTTAGGGCCTCGGTTAAACAGAAATGTTTTCCGGGGCCTTTCCACATCCGGCCTTCGGGTATTCCCTCCGACCATCAGCCGAAAGGCACCCGCACGTAATCTATCGCTTTTTTGTTACTCCGGCAATTCTGCCTGTTAATTCTGAGGTAAAGGCAAACTCATCTGATTGTTTCCCCTGTGTGAAGCTGGCAGCTCATGCCACGGGATACCTTCTGATGAGTGAACGCCGGAGGCGTGTTTCGATGTGAATTTATGGAAAGCTTCCAGTGTTGAGAAGCATACGCCGCATTCCAGGTTGTTACACTGGTAATACTTTTGCCGCACGGTGTTTGAATCATTTTCCGGACGACTGGTGCGGATACGGGCAGATGCGCCACAAAGCGGACAACGGAACATAGCGACCTCCCTTAACGTGGTGCTGCCGCTATTCTAAGTTGCTCACTCTGTTTCCGCTATCCATTCCGGGATTTTTGCCTCAAGCTCAAGCTGCGTGGTAAAGCCGCTGTTATCAATGGTGTGCCCGGCTTTTGCAATAATCCAGTCCTGATTATCAATCTCGCTTTTAAATCCTGTTACCGTGCCATGCATTTCGGGGTAGAGTTCTGCTCGTCCACGTGCCAGCGTGATGGAGAATGATGCGGCTCCGCGTTGTAGTTGTTGCCACTTTGCCGCCGCTGCGCGTCTTGCTGCCTGCTCGTTCTGATAAGTCTTGCGTAACACAAACACATTGCCTTCCGCGCCTTCCATATAATCACCTTCACGGCTGCTGCTTTTCTCTTTTTTCGGTTTTGGCGGTTTGCGGCGTTTCACGCTGACTTTTTTCTTTTTCCCGTAATTAAGATCAAGCCAGTAAGCGCGTACCCCCGTATACGCTTCGCGGTCAGCAATGCGGAACTGATGGCGATCGCCGCTGCTGCGTGTGATGGCGAACGATGGCAACGGCTGGCCCTGTGCGTTCACGCCACCGCCGGGCATGATGAATAACAGATTGCCGCTTTTTACCGTGGTGATTGCGCCCAGCATTTCCGCCATGCGCGTAAGGAAGGACATGTCGCTTTCTTCGGTCTGGTCGGCGTGGTCGATTTCGATATCCATCAGCATTTCGCTGATTTGCGGTTTCAGACCATACCGATGAGCGATGGCGGATACCACACGCTCAACGGTCACATCATGCCAGGACACCTCACGTTTAACGTTAAATTCATCCCGAAAATCTGCGCTTCTGGCTGAAACAGTCAGCCTGTCCGGCGGTCCTTCGTGAGCGATTTCATCAACAATGTAAGTGCCTTTTTCTGTCAGCGGTTCTCCTTTCCAGCCAATGAGAACCGTCAGGCGCGCGCCCCGTGGCGGTAGCAGCAACTGACCATCCGCATCATCCAGCGTGATGGTGAGCTGGTCCGCCTCAAATCCCCGGTTGTCGGTCAGTGACAGGCTCATCAGGCGCTCTGCCACGCCTGACAGCGTTTTACCCTCCGCGAGAATATCAAAATCCGGCATTTTTACGGGGTCTGTGCCCTGACTGAGCAATTGCATGGTGGTGTCGGTCATCTGCTCCCTCCCTGTGCGGCATGGTCGCATGTGCGTGCGGAGGGGGTTACTGCTTTTTGTTGTCGCCGTGGCGGGAGAACGGCGCAGGGGTGAGATTACGCGCGTGGTGGGTGATGATTGTTGCCGAATCATTTAACGGATACAAGGGGCTGAAGCTATGAGTGAAACTCGTTTTCATGGTGCCCGTGTTACGGAAAATACCGACCTGGTAACAGCGATTAACGATGTTGATTCCAGCGTTATCGGTATCGTGGCAACGGCGGATGATGCGGACGCGAAGCTGTTCCCGCTGAACAAGCCCACACTGCTGACCCGCGTCAATGACGTGCTGGGAAAATGCGGGACAACGGGGACGCTTTATCGTGCGCTTAAGGCCATCGCAGACCAGGTGAGCACAAAGGTGATCGTCGTTCGCGTGGCTGAACACAAAGAAGAAGACGGAAAAACGCAGGATCAACTGGTTATCGGTGGTTCTGAATCTGACGGCAGCTATACGGGGATGTATGCGCTGCTTGTTGCAGAGCAGGATGAAAGCATCGGATACCGTCCGCGTATTCTGGCCGCGCCGGAGCTGGACACGGAGGCGGTAACAAAATCCCTGTGCGTGATTGCGGGTAAACTGCGCGCGTTTGTGTATGCCTCATGTCACGGCTGTAACACGATGGCTGAGGCGATTACCTACCGCCAGAAATTCAACGAACGTGAGGTGATGCTCTTATGGCCGGACTTCATCGCCTACAACCCGAAAAGTGGCAAAAACGAAACGTTCCCCGCGCCTGCCTATGCGTGCGGCCTTCGTGCGTACATTGACCATGAGCAGGGCTGGCACAAATCGCTGTCCAACGTTCCTGTTAAAAATGTGCTGGGAATGTCCAGGCATGTGTTCTGGTCGTTGCAGGCCGAAGACAGTGATGCCAACAGCCTCAACAACAAAGAAATCACGACCATTATTCGTCGCAACGGGTTCCGCTTCTGGGGCAACCGCACACCGGAAACGAACGCCTACATCTTTGAGGTGTATACCCGAACCGCACAGGTGCTGGCTGATTCAATTGCAGAAGCGCAGTTTGAAACCATCGACAGTCCACTGACGCCTGCGAACGTGAAGGATGTTATCAGTGCCATCAGGGCAAAACTGGATTCACTGGTTACTGCCGGGAAACTGATTGGCGCGGAGTGCTGGTATGACGTGGTGGATAACAGCACCACGGATTTACGTCAGGGGCGTGTGCGTATTCGCTACAAATATACGCCTGTTCCGCCACTGGAAGACATGGAGCTTTACCAGACGTTTACTGATGAATACTTTGAACCTGCATTTGCGGTGCTGGGAGGTGCCTGATGGCTGTGCCAAAACATCTTCGCTTTTTTACGCTGTTTGTGGATGGTGAAAACGAAGTGGGTAAGGTGACGTCCGTCACTCTGCCTAAGCTGACGCGCAAAACCGACAGCTACCGGGGTGGCGGCATGATGGGTGCGGTAAGTATTGATCTCGGTCTGGACGACTCCGCGCTTGATGCGAGCTTTGTCATGGGGGGCGCAGTTCGTGAGCTGTTCCTTAAGTATGGCGGCACGATTGACGGCACGCTGCTGCGTTTTGCGGGTGAATACTACACCGATGCAGAAAGCGACCTGTATGAAGTCGAAATGCGCGGACGTGTGACGGAAATTGATATGGGGGAAGCCAAACAGGGCGAAGCCACATCACACACTTACGCCATTAAAAACACCTACTACAAGCTGAGTGTTAACGATCGCCCGTTGTGGGAGATTGACCTGCTGAACTTCATCTACCGGAAGGACGGCAAGGACATTGTGCCTGACCGTATCCGTTCCGCGCTTGGGCTTGGCTGATAAGTAATATGCAGGCGGCGCAGTGCGTCGCCTCTGACTGAAAGGAGTTTCCTGATGAAAGAGACGAAAAACATCGATACCGAAAACACGGTAGTTGCTGACACTGTGAAAGAAACCAGTGAGCGTGGCGTAAAACTTACCCAACCAATTGAGCGAGGCGGCGAAAAAATCACGTATGTGGAGATCACCGGGGCTATTGAGCAGGCTGGATCTCTGCGAGATTTGTCGCTGTCTGATGTGCTGAATCTGAAAGCGGAATCCATGTTTACGCTGCTGTCACGCGTGACATCACCGCGACTGGATGAAGTGACGATCAAAAAAATGGCATCCCGTGACTTTATTCAGTTATGTGTGGTTGCCGTAAATTTTTTGAGCGGTGCGGACTCTGGCGGGAAGAACGAACAGGCGACGGAAGCCTGATCACGGTTGTGTGCTTTGAGCACATAGAAGACTTTGTGGCAGATATTGCCGTTATTTTTAACTGGTCGCCCGCCGAAATCTTCATGATGACGCCCGGCGAAGTGGTTAGCTGGCGTGAGCGGGCGGCACTTCGCAGCGGGAATGCAGACAATGAAGACTCTTGATATCCGGGTCGCTTTCAGCGCCGTTGACAGGCTGACTCGGCCTGCCGAAAACGCCCGCCGCCTGATGGGGCAGTTTGGTGACTCCATCCAGCGAACGCAGGGGGCGATCAAAAATCTCGAGCGTCAGGCGCGTTCATTTGAGCGCGCCCGTGACGCTGTCAGTAAAGCGGATGCTGGCATCGTGAAAGCACGACGCCAGCTTAACGCCCTTAATCAGTTACAACGCACGGGTACAGTGCTCAGCGAAAAACAACAAAAGCTGATGCAGCAGTTAAGCACCCGGCTTGAACGCCTGAATGAATCGCGTACACGGGAAATTCAGAAAATGCGGGAGCTTGGCGGAGAGCTGAAACGCCACGGCATTTCCCTGACAGGCAGCGATAACACCATCCAGCAGGCCATCAGACGCACCGAACAGTACAACAACCAGCTTGAACGCGAACGGCAGGCGCTTGCGCGTGTAACACGTGCGCGTGAGCGGTATTCGCGCGCGCAGGAAACCGCGGGAAAACTGAAAACAGGTGGTGCACTGGCAACAGGTGCGGCAGCGGCGGGCGGCTATGCTGCCGGGCGTTTTTTGCAGCCCGCGATTGGGTTCGGGAAAGAGATGTCCCGCGTTCAGGCTCTGACGCGAATCGACCAGAACAGCCCGCAGTTTAAGGCGCTGCGTGAGCAGGCGTTAAAACTTGGCTCTGAAACGCAGTTCACCGCAGGCGATGCCGCCAGTGGGCAGGCATTTCTTGCAATGGCGGGCTTCACACCGCAGGCCATTCAGGCTGCGCTTCCGGGCGTGCTGAGCATGGCAACGGCTGGCGGCATGGATCTCGGCGAGACGGCGGATATTGGCTCAAATATCCTGACGCAGTTCGGCCTTTCTGCTGACCAGATGGACCGGGTTGGCGACACGCTCACCGCAGCGTTTACCCGTACCAACACTGACCTTCGCGCACTGGGCGAAACCATGAAATATGCAGGTCCGGTGGCGGGTAAGCTGGGAATATCGCTGGAGCAGGCCGCAGCGATGGCGGGCGTGCTGGCGAATATGGGTATCAGAGGGAGTGATGCCGGGACGGCAATGCGTGCCAGCCTGGCTCGTCTGGCATCACCGCCAAAGGCAGCAGCAGAGGCGCTGAAAGAGCTGGGCGTGTCCGTCTCGGATGCCGGGGGCAAAATGCGCCCGATGGAGGATGTGCTGGCCGACCTTTATAAAGTCACCCGCAAATACGGGGAAGTTGACCGGGTATCGTTCTTTAAGGACATTGCCGGAGAAGAGGCTTTCACATCGTTTATGGCGCTCGTTGATGCAGCGGGTGACGGTTCCTTACCCAAACTGAGAAAAGAACTTGAAGGCGCGCGCGGTGAGGCTGAACGCACAGCAAAGGTTATGGCCAACAACCTTGACGGCGATCTGAAATCACTCGGCAGTGCATGGGAAGGGTTGCGCATCCGCATTGCAGATCTGATTGACGGTCCGCTGCGTTCTGTCACGCAGTGGCTCACGCGGGTGGTATCAAGGGTGACGGCGCTGGCGCAGGCCCATCCGGCACTGACGCGCCAGCTACTGATAGCAGGCGGTGCGTTGCTGGCAATGACTGCAACGGTTGGCTCGTTGTCGCTGGCTATTGGTGTGCTTGCTGGCCCGCTGGCAAAACTGCGTCTTGGTTTTTCTCTCCTGACCGGATCAATGAATGCTGTCAGGGTCCTGCCAGCACTATGGGGAATGGTGACGGGTTCCGTTTCTTTACTGGGAGGCGCTATCGGGGCGTTGTTCAGTCCGGTTGGTCTTATCGTGGCTGCGCTTGCCGGAGCTGCCGTTCTTATCTGGAAATACTGGGATCCCATCAGGGCATTTTTTGCCGGGGTGTTCAGCGGGATTATGGAAAGGCTGACCCCGTTGCGCGAAACCTTTGAACGGTTTGGTCCTGTTTTTGACGCAATCGGAAGCGGGATCAGCCAGGTGTTTAACTGGTTTAAATCACTGCTGTCACCGATGGAGTCCAGCAAGGAAACGCTGGATAAATGTACCAGTGCTGGCGAGATATTCGGTAACGTTCTTGGCGGTGCGTTACAACTTGTTCTGACGCCTGCAAAAATGTTGCTGGATACGCTGGCGTGGATACTTGAAAAACTCGGTGTGCTTCCGGATGAAGCGGAAAGGGCGAGAAAGAAAATCGAAGACGCACAGCGTGCGGCCATTCTTCAGGACAAGGTCGCTCTGTTTCAGGGAGACATTGCGAAAATCAATCCGCCGAAGTCTGCGGAAAATGGCAATGGCACCGGAGGCGATAAACCCAAAGACAACAAACCGCTCACAGACAGCAATACCGGGACGCTACGCAGACTCAGCAAAATTGCTGATAACACAGGTAAGCTGGTTGATGAGACGAAAAAACGCATTGGCCCCGGCGATATTGTCTTTAAGAACCTGCCCCGCGCACTTGCTGTTCGTGGGGAGTGGCAGGAGCGGAAGATTGCGCAGGTCAGTAAGCCTGCCCCCGCAATTAATATCACACCCGTGGTCCCGGCTCCGCTGCCTCCGGCGCTGGTCCCTGTTGTTGCGGCCAGCTCCCGCCCGGTGGCGGAGGCCATACGCTCTCCAGTGGCATCAGTTCCTGCAACTTTCCGTAACCGGGAGCCTGTTGCCTCCGGGTTTGGCGGTGAAATTCATGTTCATCTGCATAACGTTGTTACGCAGAATCCCCGCGAACTGGCGAAACTGGTCGGTGAAATGGTCAGGGCAGAGATGGAACGGCGCGCCCGTGCCGGACGTGGCAGTTTTTACGATAAAGATTGAGGAGTCATGGCCATGATGATGATCTACGGCATGTTTGTTTTTGAGCTGCGCACACTGCCGCATCAGCAGTTACAGCAAAACAAAAGCTGGCGGCATGTAAAAAATGAACGCGTTAACCGTTCAGCAAGCTGGCAGTATATAGGTGCAGGTGATGATCGCATTGTGCTTTCCGGCGTGCTTTATCCTGAAATTACAGGTGGCGAAGTGTCGCTTTCGTTGCTGACCACGCAGGCATATACAGGACGCCCCTGGCCTCTGATTGATGGTGTCGGGCAGATTTACGGCATGTATGTGCTGACTGAAACGAATACGACCCGTTCCGAGTTTGATCGCTACGGTAAGGCGAAAAAGATAGAATTTTCACTGACCCTTGAACGCTGTGATGAGGATTTGCGGGAGCGCCTGCAATCCTCATCGTTCAGCGATATGCTGTCCGGCTTCAAAGATAAGGTGGCGTCATCCCTTAACAGTGCGGTCAGTTCTGTTAAGGGACTGTTCTGATTTAACGCAAATCACAAATAGTTAGATAAACAGAAATAACGATAAGGCCCGATATTCGGGCCTTTCGTTTATTCTGGTTGATCAGGGAACGTAACGGGTAATTCAGTGGTATCAGTGGTCTCAACTTGTTGCACGTACCGCATCCAGCGCATCAGTTGTTGCTTATCTGAATCACTGATAATCCCTAATGCAAGCTGGGTCTGCCAGAACTGCGTTTTTTCTCTGGCCTGCTGTAATAACCTTTGTTTCTGGTTTTCAGCCTGCAAGCGTTGCTCTTCTTCGGTATACACACGTTTAATGACTGAGCCATCTTTAAACATCCAGTTACCTGAAATATCAGCGCGTCGGTTTGCTGTAATATTAGGCAACTCGACAACACTTTTTCCTTCCGGGCAAATTGCAGTTACATCCGTTTGCACGTCGCATATGACATTATTTTCATCATATGCAATCTTTATGGTGTCTGGCTGAAAGTTCTTTTGTTCCTCATACCAGTTTTTACCATCTTCAGCGAATAACCAGACAACGCCGGAGTTTTTAGTTAACAGGTACTGTTCTTTTGTTTTTGGATTGCCCGGTTTTATATTTTTTAAATGCATCATAATCAAACACTCGATACGTTATACCATGTACCATTAATATTTTTTTGAATTGGTCTGTAATAAACACCACCAATATTATCGGCAGAGTTTGAGCCTGTATCCTGAACGATAATCCCGGTATATGCGCAACCAGATGGAGCCTGATGCGTCCATGTTGTCCCGTTATTTGCTGGTTTATAGGATGACGCGCCACCAAGTCTAATATCCCGGACATAGCGTGAATCAAAGTTGCCATAGTTAGATGGTGATACCTGCCCGTTAACAGCAAAAGTGATGCTGTTATCTGTATTTCTCTGACTGTAAAAATGCCAGCCTGCATCATCACCTAATTCAGCCACCACCGGACGACTTGCGTTTCCCCACAAATTGAATGCGGCTTCCTTCGTGGATGTATTACTGCTGCTGACCGTGAATTTTTTCCCGCTACCGGCACGTACTTTGGTACTTGAGGCAATATCACCAGTAACACTCAGGCCATGCCCCATTGATACAGCACCCGTGGCATCATTTATAATCAGTGGTCTTAAATTATTATAAGTGCCTAATCTGTCACCTGATTTAGTCAACATAAAATAAGTGCTGCTGCCATCATTCCTGATAAAGAATCCATAATTGCCATAAGCAATGCGCAGACCATTAGCACTGAGTGATGTAATCTCACCTCTTGAACGGAGACCATAAGCGGAGCTGAGTGATAATTCTTCCTGAGCGTCATAGTTTCCTGTCGCCCAGCGAATTACCCCGCCCTGTACTGTTTCATGCCAGATAGTATCTCCTTCTCCACCACGAAACTTTCTGAGATATTTTTTGCCGCCTCTGGTGCCTGAACATAAGGCCGTAGACATATAGGCATTCTGGCTTCCGCCATCCTGATTAATCGTTCCGGTCATTGAGTCGCCCTGACGATTCCAGTCACGACGCCAGCCGGGGAAGTAGCCGCCCCCATGATTAATGTAAGTGAATTGTGCGCTGGTTGTACCGCCACCACTTGATGTTGTCGGCGTGGTTACTCGGATAGTGATTGCAGATTTAGTTCCCATGACCTCGACGACACAACCAGCCAGGTGGATATCACCACATCCGGTATCCGTAATGATTTTGTTATTTGCATATGACCAGGAGCCTTTGCACATCCAGTACGGATGATTAAATGCACCACGGGAATCCAGCCATTCAATAAACTGAGCGGTTGTCCAGTTTCCGGCTTCAGTGCTCAAAGCGCCGCTATAAGCACGACAGGCACCGATATTTTTCGTGAAGGTATCCTTTCCCGGAATATCCGCACCGTTCTGATCTTTCTGAAGGCGTTTTTCAGCATTGTCATAGGCAGACTTCACCGCTTTTGATGTTGCGGCCAGCGTTTCAGAATCACTGTTGGTGACGCTACTGAGCTGGACAAGACCTTTTCGCGCTGTAGTGGCATCCTGTGCAGTGTATTTCCCGTTAGCAAGGTTATACGCGGCCTTTACCGCCTTTGGCGTTGCCGCAAGCGTTTCAGAATCGCTGTTGGTGACGCTACTGAGCTGGACAAGACCTTTTCGCGCTGTGGTGGCGTCCTGTGCAGTGTATTTCCCGTTAGCAAGGTCATACGCGGCCTTTACCGCTTTCGGTGTTGCGGCCAATGCTTCAGACGTGCTGTTGGTGGCGCTACTGAGCTGGACAAGACCTTTTCGCGCTGTGGTGGCGTCCTGTGCAGTGTATTTCCCGTTAGCAAGGTCATATGCTGCCTTTACCGCTTTTGGTGTTGCGGCGAGCGTTTCAGACGTGCTGTTGGTGGCGCTACTGAGCTGGACAAGGCCTTTTCGCGCTGTGGTGGCATCCTGCGCAGTGTATTTCCCGTTAGCAAGATCATACGCGGCCTTTACCGCTTTCGGCGTTGCGGCCAGTGTTTCAGACGTGCTGTTGATCGCACTGCTTAACTGAGTAAAACCTTTTGCGGTCAGCGAGGCGTCCGGGTGACGTCGTGACTGTTCATGCTCTGCAATTTTGTCATCAACGTAATCCTGCGTCGCCATCACCGTTGTGGTGTCAATGGTCAGCGCCACTGAGGCCACACTGCTGACGATGATGACCATGCGACAGGTCTGCGAACGCCCTGAGCCTTCGGCAAGAGCTGGCTTATAACTTTCGGCCATGTTCGCCACGGCAATTAATGTTCCCGCATCATCGTACAGGCCAAGCTCACGCATCCAGAAACCGCCCACCTCCGGCGGAATAACCAGCTCTGCGATAATATAATTACTGTTTCGTTTGTCCTGGCTGATTTTGTTCAGCGCATGTCGCCAGACTTCATGGATAAGCCCGGTCTGTCCGGCATCTGGGACAGGCAATTTACCACCGCCATCCCCGACGGCCATCGTGGTAATGTTGACCTTCCGCCCTCCCGGCGCGGTTGCCGCTGCCAGCTTTGCTGCACCGGCAGTGGTGATAACGGTTCTGAATTTTGTGCTCATTATTCCTCACTTATCCGGGGTAAACCGTAATTACATCGCCGTCGTAAGCCACACCACCGGCGAACAGGTAGCCGGGAATGTCCCGGGTAATGTTCAGGCCAATAAGGTGACGGCTTGCAGGTTTGGCATCAGCAATCAGCCGTTCCATTTCCTGATACATTGCCTCTGTGATGCCACTTTCCAGTACACCAATATCAAGCCGGAAGGTGCCCGGCGGGTCACTGGTTTCCCACCACTCCGTCACGTTGATGAGATAGCCCAGCGGCTCCACCACACGCCGGATTGCACCGATAGTGCCCTTATGACAGTGGATGAAATAGGCATCGCGGATAACGGCGCGTTTTGTCGCTTCCGGCCACTTTTCATCCCACCTGTCGACCGAAAACGCCCACGCCAGCCACGGCAGCAGATTTGCCGGACAGGTATCCGGGTTCCACAGTTCACGAATCCTGACCGGCGTTTTTTCAATTTCCGCACAGGCTTTTGCGGCAGCAATTTCAAGCGGTGATGAGCCGGTCGGCAGCAGTCGCGAATCACTCATCCGAGCCTCCGGTCACGACGCGGTATTCGGTACAGAAAGACGCCTGCGTACTGTTGAGCACGATGTCGGCCAGCGGTGCAGTCAGTTCGACACGCTGCACGCCTTCCACATGCAAAGCGGCATAAATGGCAGACAGACGGATGTCGCGCCCCAGCCGGTGCTGTGCCGTGATGTACGCTTCCAGTTTTTTCACGGCAGCAGCGCGTATGGGTTCGCTTTCGGGACCAGGGTAAAGGTAAAGCGTGGCGTTTATCTGGTATTCAACGATGGCGGCAGACTGCACGGTCACGCGGTCGGCCACCGGCCTGACGTCCTCGCCATTAAGGGCGTTACGCACCGCCGCCAGCAGGTCTTCGGATGCGACACCGTTATTTTCACGTGACAGCACAGAGATGGTGACGCAGGCCGGAGACGGACTGGTTACAGAAATATCCGCGACACGCCCGTCGGCACTGCGACCATGA